CGACGGACGGAGTGAATTTCACGCAGAACGCTGCCTCTCTTGGCATCTGGTCCAGGGAGGACAGCGTCAATACCGGCAACGATATCGGCGGGCGCGAGGGTGCAACCTCTCGCCAGACCGCCATCATCCTGCGGCCCACGACAACTACTCTGCATGCCCGCATCAATATCGGCAATGCCAACGGGTCGATTGCCAGCAACTCGTCTCTCGGGTGCTTTCTTGCAAGCCGGGACGATGCAAGCACTATCCGCACCTATCGAAATGGCTCCCTTCTCGGCACGGGATCGTATGCGTCAACCGACCCATCGCCTCAACCGCTATTCATCGGGGCTTCGAACACCAACGGCACAGCCACGGCATTCCAGGCACGGGAGTACGCGGCGTCTATGGCTGGCGCGAGCCTCGATGCCGCACAGAACGCCGACCTCTACGCCGCGTTGAACACGTACATGCAAGCCGTAGGAGCCGCATGATGGCCGTCACGAACTATTTCATCCTGACCGAGACCGAAAGGAATGCGGCTGCGTCCTTTGACAACGAGAATGTCGCGCTCGGTGCGCGCGCTGTGGATAATGGTTCGCCTGGCGTCGGGTTGAACCTGAACGACAATGCGAGCGACTACGCTCCGGGCGAGGCGGTGGCCCTGACGGGCAAGTTCGTCACATCGAAGCGCATCGTAGATGACGCTGACTATGTCGCTTTCGCACCCGGCATGGTCGCATATCTACTGGACAAGCCATTCGCGATGCTGGAGCCGGAAACCATCTTCGCGCCCCAGGAACTTTGATTTTGAACGACGCCCAAGCCTGGCGTCGGTGAACTAACCCAACAACCTGACTTTTTGCGCCCGGCGGGGCTGGCCTACCGCCGCCGGACGGTTGCGCTCGTGACGGGCCGTAGAAGGAGAAGACCGTTGTGACAGACGTAATTCAGAATGCTTTCCCCGCTGGCTTCCGTCTCATCGACGGTTCTCAGCTCAATGAGTGGAAAGACGAGATAAATGCGGCCCTGGACGGTACGACCCCGATTCCGAACCTGTCTGTCGAGGGGTTTATCGATCAGTCCACCGCTGCCGCGCTGACGGCGGCCGGAACGAACCGCGCTACGGGATTGGCTCTCACCAAGTCCATCAACTTCCTTGGCACGGTCGCGTCGGGTACTGGCGTCGTTCTGCCGGCTGCTTCGACTGTCGGCGTAGGCGGCTGCGTGATCGTCTTCAATGGCGGCGCGAACGCGGCAAAAGTCTATGCGGCCGGGTCCGATACTATCGATGGCACGGCCGGCTCCACTGGCGTGACGCTCACCAACGCTCTCCGCTGCGCGTACTTCGTGTCGGCGGCCGGCACCTTCATCTCCGCACAGCTTGGCGCTGCGAGCGCCTAACACCCATCCCTGAAAGGAAACACCACTCATGTCTGGTTGGCTTACCAATGGCGTGCCGAATCTCGGCTTTTTCACCGGCCTGGAACAGTTCCCGGTGGATACGCAGCAGGTGCAGGGCGCTGCCCCCGAATCCGCCTCCGTTTCCCTCGTTCAGCTTGCCGCTGTCATGTCGTGGATGACGAACGTCGCATCTTCCACTCCAACCGCCGGTACGCGCTATTACACCTCGGTTGTGATCGGCTTCCCGCGCCTCCTGACTGGCATCGGTGCCCTGATCGGCGCAACGGGTGGCACGAATTCGTTCATCTTTGAGTTGCACGATTCGACTGGTGCGCTCGTGGCGACCACGAATACCTCCGGCGTGACGGTCGGCACCGCCAACACCTGGCAGCGCATTCCGTTCACGGCGCAGTATCAGGCCGCTGCCGGGACCTATTATATCGCGGTGCAGCTCAACGGCACCACGGCTCGCTTCGCCACGTATAATTCGCCTGGCGTACCTTTGGCTGTCGGTTCGGCTTCCGGCACGTTCGGCACCGGCGCAGCCATCACGCCGCCAACCACATACACGGCCGGCGTCGGCCCGATGGCGCTGGTGTACTAAAGGCCTTCATGGCTGACGATCTTGGTTTCTCGGGGGGCGAAGTAGAGTTCCCCGAGAAGCTGGCGTTCCTGTTTGAGCCCAAGCGTTACAAAGTTCTGCATGGTGGCCGCGGTGGCGCGAAAAGCTGGGGCATAGCTCGCGCACTTCTGATCCTTGCCGCACAGAAAAAGCTCCGCATACTTTGCGCGCGTGAGTTCCAGGTTTCGATCAAGGATTCCGTCCACAAACTCCTTGCCGATCAGATCGAGGCCATGGGCCTCAGCGAGATGTATGAGGTCCAGAAAGCGACCATCATCTGCCATCTGACTGGCAGCGAGTTCATTTTCTCGGGCCTCCGTCACAACGTCGATAGCCTGAAATCCAAGGAAGCCGTCGATATCGTATGGGTCGAAGAAGCTCATAACGTGTCCGGTTATTCGTGGGAAAGACTGATCCCGACGATCCGCAAGGATGGGTCGGAAATCTGGATTTCATTCAACCCCGAACTGGAAACGGACGAAACCTACAAGCGATTCGTGGCGAGCCCGCCAGAGAACGCTGCCGTCGTCCAGATGAGCTGGCGCGACAACCCGTGGTTTCCTGACGTTCTCGCTGACGAGCGTGAAGACCTGAAGCGCCGCGACCCGGATGCATATCTGAACATCTGGGAGGGTCATTGCAGGCAGGCGCTTGATGGCGCGGTCTACGCTCGTGAATTGCGCGATGCCCAAGAGGGCGGACGGATCACACGCGTTGGGTATGACATGTCCAAGCCGGTGAGCGTCATCTGTGACCTTGGCTGGGCGGATCATACGTCCTTGTGGTTCGCACAGAAGGTCGGTCTGGAATACCGCGTCATTCGCAGCCATCAGGACATGCAGCGTCCATGGCCTCACTACCTCGCCATCATGCAGTCCTTTGGCTACGTGATCGACGCCATCTGGCTTCCTCACGATGCGCGCGCAAAGCAGCTCGGGACTGGCAAGTCCATAGAAGAGATCACGCGCGCTAGCGGAATGCCGGTACGCATCGTTCCCAACCTGAAGGTCGAGGACGGCATCAGCGCATTGCGTTCGATGTTCCCGAACATCTGGTGGGATGAAAAGAATTGCGAGGAAGGCCTGAATGCCCTTCGCCGATATCGGTATGAGGTTGACCCGGTGACGAAGCAATTCAGTCCTAGGCCGCTGCATGATGATGCATCGCACTTTGCCGACGCCGCTCGCTACATGGCTATAGCCTTCCGTGAGGGTGCCAAAGGTGTCGGCACGAAACTTCCGAAACCCGCATTCCGCCCAACGCATTCTCAGGGCTGGATGGCATGATGACGGAAGCGGAGATCATCACGGAGGCCAAGGAGCGCTTCCGCAAATGCCAGGATTGGGAAGCCGAGTTCCGCCGTCGTGAGCGCGAGGACATCAAGTTCGCCAACGGGGACCCGGATAATCTCTGGCAATGGGAACAGCAGCTCTACGGTGCCCGGACCGGTGATGGAAAACCTTGCCTAACCATCAACAAGGTACGCCAGCACAACCTCCAGATCATCAATGACGCGAAGCAGAACAAGCCGGGTGTCAATATCCGGCCCGTCTCGGACGAGGCGACATTCGAATCTGCGCAAGCATTTGAAGGCGTCGTGCGCCATATCGAATATCAGTCCAATGCCGAACAGGCTTATGACACGGCTACGACGTTTCAGGTCGAAGGCGGCATCGGCTATTGGTATGTGGATACCGATTATGTGTCGGACGACAGCTTCGATCAGGAAATCTACGTTCGCCGGATCAAAAACCCCGATCTATGCTACCTAGATCCCGACATTAACGAGGCGGATGGTTCGGACGCTCGGTATGGGTTTATTTTCGAGGACATTCCCCGCAAGGAATTCGACCGGCGCTATCCGAACTACAAGGATGATGCAGGGTCTTCCGTCATCGGGAATGAAGGCGATGGCTGGCAGACGCAGGATTACGTCCGTGTCGCGGTCTATTATCGCAAGCAGCAGGCTCGGGACAAGCTGATTGCCTTTGTTGACCCGAACACGCAGGTTCAGGTCATCGTAAGGCGCAAGGAGATGTTGGAGCCGGTCCGTGAGCTTTACAACCTCGCGAAGGAGCTGGCGAAGCTCGGTGGCCCTCCCGTCATAGAGCGCGAACTGCTCACCGATGATGTCGAGTGGTTCAAGATCGCCGGCAACAAGATCATCGACAAGGGCCCTTGGCAGGGAAAATACGGGCCTGTCGCAAAATTTCGTAGTTAACGGCCTGTTGACTATCAGCGGAGAAATTCGCGCTCCCGAATTATGGAGCGTACCGATGATTCTGAATGCCGTT